AGCGACTGTTACACAAAGCTAATGAACGCGGGGGGATGAAATGTCCCATAGCCGGCGAGGGTGGCAAGAGCAAGCCGGCAAGGCTCGAGCACGGGGACGCCGGGGCGGGTGGTGCGCGAGATCCTCTTGCCAAGCCATCCGGTGTCCTCGCGCCCGCGCACGTCTCATTGAAGGCGGAGCAGACAAACGGGGCCAGTCAAACGGCCACGGCGCGGCGCGGCGGCGGATGGGACGCGGGGCGGAGCGGCGCGGATGCCCGCCGGTCGCGGTGGCGTAGAACGCGAGCGCGGGGCGCGGGTAGCGCGGGTGGGTGCCGTGGGGGGGGGGTACCCCCGGTCGCGGGCCTACTCTACGTAGCACCACCATCACTCGGTCAGCGTGGCATGGTACTTGTCAACGATAAGGCTGCGTGGTATGATGCCATAGATTACAGAGCATGGTGCTGGTGCATATCAACGATAAGGGAGGCGTGGTGGCAAAAAATACAGAAATGGTGGAGCGGGTGCTCGATGGGATGGCGGAGGGGAAAACGCTGGCAGAGAGCGTGGCAGAGATGGCGCGGGCAGAGCGGAAGGCGGGGAAAACGGGAGCGGAGGTGATTACGGCGGGACGGGTACGGCGGTGGATTGCGGAGGATGAAGGGCAGTTTGTGCAGTATCAGCGGATGAAGCGGATGCTGGGGCAGGCGTTTGCGGAGGAAGCCCTTCGAATTGCACGGGAAAGCACCACCAGCACCACAGCGATGGACCGGGTGCTGATCGAGACGTTGAAGTGGTCGGCAGCCAAGGCCAACCCGGTGGAGTATGGGGAAAAGCAGACGGTGGAGCATCAAGGCTCGCAGACGTTATCGGTGAAGATTGTCGAAGATGATGCGCCGGTGAGGAATATTCATGCGCTGAATGCTGCCGGGAAGGATGCGCTGGTGGGTACGATGATAAGTGGCGTATTCCCACATATGCTGGCAATTCCACGTCAAAAAGATGACGAAGATTAAGATTCGATTAAGATTGCATTAAGTTTCTGTAACTTTCGAGCGGAGCCACTTGACACAAATTTTGGGCTGCGCTTAGGTTGGGGGATCATAGGGGGCGTACGAGGAGAGTGAGCGCAGCAGAGGATGCGTTGAGCGACGTGAGCGAAGCGAACCAAAGCGAAGCATCCGATGCGTAGCGCGAACACGACGAGTACGGGAGAAGGATGGCAAGCGCGAAAGGGAAGCATAGAGGGGCCGATACGGTAGAGATCCGTCTGCACCGTCGTCACCCGGGGCAGGTAAAGATTGCAACCCATGACGCCAGATTCCGGGTGGTCATGTGTGGACGGCGGTGGGGGAAGTCAGCCTGTGGCATTCGAGAAGCCTGCGATGTGGCGCTGGCAGGGCAGCCGGTAGGGTGGTTTGCCCCGTCCTACAAACTGGCGCTGGAAGCGTGGCGGGAGTTGGTAGACCGTCTTGCTCCAGTGACTTCCCGCATGAACGAGCAGGATAAGCGGCTGGAACTGGTGACGGGCGGGATTATTGAGGTGTGGACGCTGGATACCCCCGATCCTGCCCGAGGCCGTAAATATGCGCTGGTGGTGATCGACGAGGCGGGCATTACACGGGATTTGCTGGAAGTGTGGCAGTCCGCGATCCGCCCGACACTGGTCGATCTCAAGGGTCGGGCACTGATCTTAGGTACCCCAAAGGGCCGCAGACACGGGTTTGTGGTGCTGTTTAACCGTGGACTTGGGGACGACCCCGATTGGGCCAGCTTCCGTGCCTCAACGCTAGAAAACCCGTACATCCCCGCCGAAGAGGTGGAAGCCGCCCGTCGAGAGCTGCCGCCCGAAGTGTTTGCCCAAGAATTTGAAGGCATCCCGACCGACGATGGCGCAAACCCCTTTGGCTTGGAAGCCATCCGTGCCAGCCTTGGGCCGCTATCCGACCAGCCCGTGGTGGTCTATGGCGTCGATTTGGCCCGAAGCATGGACTTTACCGTGCTGGTGGGGTTTGACGCCTACCGCAGAGTGGCCTTTCTGGACCGCTGGCAGGCTCCGTGGGCCACGACAAAGGCACGGATAAGGGGTAGGGTAGGGGACACGCCCGTTGTGGCTGATGCAACGGGGGTTGGTGATGCGATTGTGGCCGACCTGCAAGTCATGGGGGTCAACGTCACCCCGCACGTCTTTACGCAGAGTTCCAAGCTCCGCCTCATGCAACGCATGGTTGCCGCGTTTCAAGGCAAGGAACTCACCTTGCCAGATTCCGAAGACGCCCGATGGCTGACCTCCGAGATGGAGGCGTTTGAGTTTACCTACACGGCCACCGGCGTTCGCTATGAAGCGCCGTCTGGGTTCCACGATGACGGCGTGATGGCCGTGGCATTGGCACTGCACGGGTGGGATCGGGTGCAGGGAGCGGTGCCTGAAGCGCCAGTGGGATTGCGGAAAATTGTGGACGACCCCTATGTTTCTCCCGAAGCTGGAGAAACACGGCTGTTTCAGCCTGCTGGAGACTTCCAATCGCAACTGCCCGGATCGGGCTGGTAATCGCACATGGAGAGGACCGGAATGGACGCCGTACTGGCAAAGTTAAGCAAGAAGCTAGGCCGCAAGCCCATGCTGAAGCGGAAAGGGCTGACCACTAGCGAGCCGCTCCGTCCCCCCGGCATGACCGTGGTGATTGGCCTTGGCAAACCGATGGGCAAGAAGGGCGAGAAGGGCGCGTTTGCCAAGCGGGATGAGAAGGGCTATCCGATGGACGAGGAAGGTGGCGACGACGAGGAGATGGTCACAGAAACCAGCCCCGAAGGACTGTCGGCCAAACTCGATGCGCTGATGGAACGGCTAGACGCCATCGAAGAAAAGATGGGCATGAAGGAAGAAGACGATGACGAGATGGAAGACGAAGACGAATCCGACATGGAGGAGGAAGACTGATGCTTGAGAATCCAGCCATCACGTTGGCGATCAAGATGGTGTCCCCGATTGTGGTCGGGTTTGCCACCCCGTTCGCGGTTGATGCTGTCAAACGGAGTGTAGCGTTGGTCGATAAGGCTCCGACCTATGCCAAGCAGGGTCTTGCCATTGCCATCGCTTCGCTTGGCACGGTCCTGACGACCACGTTGGGCGTAGATGTCCCCGCTGATCTGGCGGCATGGGACGGCGAAGTCGTGAAGGCGATGGTCGCAGGCTTCCTCGCCATTGCCATCAAGCAGCACAAGCAGTTGAAGAAGGCCAAGTAGTCACATGGCCTCCCCGGCGTGGCAGCGGAAGGAAGGGCAAAACCCAGACGGGGGACTTAACGCCGCCGGTCGCGCTTCGCTGCGGGCGGCTGGCAAAGATATCAAACCGCCTGTCAAAGCAGCGGAAGCGGCCAAAAGCCCAACGTCTGCCAAACGACGGATCGCGTTTTGTAAGCGGATGAAGGGGATGAAAGCCAAGCTGACCAGTGCAGCAACGGCCCGTGACCCAGATTCGCGGATTAACAAGTCACTTCGTGCGTGGGACTGTAACTAACAGGGGGCATCCGTATGGCAAAAACACCGCAGCCCCCCGCTAAAGCTCCTTCACGGAAACTTGCGGTTAAGCAAAAAAGTGTGCCGCCCAAACCGCCTAGTATGTATGACAACCTTATGGCTTATAGGCGCGTAGCGGAAAGCCCATACTTTAGGGATACACTAGGAGTTACTTCGCCAGTTGACGAAGACTACGAAGGCCGCGGTGCAAATGCTTACTACACTCCATCTAAAGACCGTATCTTTGTAAATACAAGAAGGGCTCCTGATGCCGAAGACCCACAGCAAACGCCTGCTGGCAGTTTTACAGCTAAAAGCGTACTAACACATGAAGGCGCACATTCCTTAACAAACAAGGAAGATAAGTTCCCGTCATATTTTGCAGTAAATCGCCCGAACATAACAAAGAATTTGGCGGCTGACGAAAACTTCTCTTATGTGGGGAAACAGCCACTTGACAAAATAAATATTTGGCAGCGGCAAAAAGGTCGAGTTGTAGATGATAAAGAATTTGACTTAAACAAAAACGTAGTAACAGAAAAAAACAAACCTAAGTACTTTGGTATGTTTGGGAGCAAGGACGTAGACCGCACAATAAGTCAACCAGAAAAAACAGCAATTGAAGCGCTAGATCGGTACTACGCATTAGGTGGGATGAGGTCTATGTTTGGCGGAGAATTTTTAGAGACTGACCCAAACGAGGCGCTTGCTCAGGCATATACAAACGCGGCTGGGTTCTTGTCTGAAACGGCAAACGATACCACAGACTTTCGCAACAAGATTGGACGGTATGAAGGCAACACTCCCGGCGCTGGCGCAATTGTTCTTGATTTGTTGAAAGGGAACCCGATCTACAAAAATCACCCGCTGAAAAGCATTATTCGGTAACCGGAGAGCATATGTCTGTTGGAAACTTGCTTAAAAGCACGACGACCGTTGCCGCTGCACAAGACGCTGCCACCATCTCGGGTTTGCCCAGTGTAGGATCGGTCGGCATCCAAGTGACGGGCACCTTCTCCGCGACGATCACGTTTGAGGCCACCGTGGATGGCACCAACTACGTTGCCCTTAACTGCCTCCCCAGCAACAGCGGGACAGCGGCCTCAACCGCCACAGCAGCGGGTGCCTTTACAGTATCCTCTGGCGGGTATGCGGCGATTCGGGCACGGTGTTCGGCCTACACTTCTGGCTCGCCCGTCCTGACCGTCCGCTACGTCGGATCGTGACCGAATTTCTGCTTCGTATCCTGTGGCCGCTGGTGCTGGTCTACGGCATTTATCAGTGCTGTGCAACGGTCAAGCTCTTTGCCCCGTATCGGGATACAAGTCCGGTGGAAGAAGATCCCTATACGGTCCATGTACCTGAAGATTTGGTCGCCGTCGTGTTGCAGTACACCGATAGCTGGGCGCAAGAAGATGTGATGAAGTCTATCCGTGAAAAGTACGCCACGTTGCGGGACTGGAACGCGGTCAGAAGTGCCTTTGGCGTGGGGAGGATTGACGCATGACGGGACCGATGTTCTTTGACGACAACGACCCGATGGGGTTGTTGGCTGACGGCACCGCGACCGTCCCCTCCCTCGACGGCCCGATCTTCGAAACGGAGATGCTTCGGGCGATGGAAGGGTTGTCGAACAATCCGCTTGGCCCGAACGAGAAGGTTGCGCCCAACCCGCCGTCGAACAACACCAGCACTGCCGCCGAAAACGATGCCAGCTTGCAGCGGGCGTTGTACGGGTACGACTTCCCCGGCGCGGATGGGCACGACGACATCGACCCGTCTGCGTGGTCGTCGTGGTGCCGTGGCTTGTGGGAGGGTCGGCGTGATGCGGTGCAGATGCATCTCCACCTCGTCGAACGCAACCGCCTGTTCCGTGCAGGGCAGCAGTGGATTTCGGCCAACGGCATGGGTCCGTGGCGGGAACCTGCCCGTCCGCGTGATGCGGCTCGTGTGGTGTACAACATGGTCGATAAAGCGTTGGATCAGCGGTTGCAGATTCTGATGGATCAGAAGCCCGGCTTCTCCGTCACGCCCGTCACGCAAGACCCCGAAGATCGTCGGAAGGCGCAAGCCCAACAGATGGCGCTGGAGTACCAGTATGAGCAGCAAGAGATGCAGCGTATGGCGAGGGAAGCCAGTTTCTGGGCGCAAACGGACGGCATTTCCTTCTGGCACGAGTACTGGGACCCGAATCGTGGACCGTGGGACGAGCGCATGGGCGATCTTGCTGGGCAGAAGAAGCCCATGGGCGATATTGGCTGTCAAACGCTTCGGGTGGAGCAGGTTCGTGTCTCGCCGAACGCGACCGCGACCCAACGCCCGCACTGGGTCATCATTCGTGAGGTGATTTCTCGGAGTGAGGCGGCGTATCGGTATGGCGTGACGGGATTGGACGCCGCTAATACGATGCTGTCTACCAGCAACGGCCCGACATACAGCGGCAGTGAAGGGATTGGCGCATGGGTCCTCTCGCAGACCACGATTGGCGAAGGCCAGCGGTTGCGGGATGAGGATGTGACGGAACGGTTCACGGTCTATCTCCAGCCGCACCCCGATGTGCTGCCCGAAGGCTTGCAGATGGTGGTCGTTGGCGATGAAGTCGTGTTCGGACCCTCACCCCTTATGTGGAACACGATTCCACTGGTCCCAGTACGCGACGGTTCCAGCGACCCCAGTTACTATCCGCGCCCCGTCATGGAGCAATGGATAGATCACCAGATGCGGATCAATGCGTTGTTGTCCAAGTGGGTTGAGAACATCCGTGTCAACGCGGGTGGTCGATTCCTAACGCGACCAAACGCGATTGCGACCGAAACGTTCATGGGTGGCGTGACTTCCATGATCGAAATTCGTGGCGCAGGTCCGATGTCGGACAGCATCCAGCCCGTGAACGGGTTTAGTGTCGGCAACGATGTCAAAGAAGCCCTCGCGTTGGAAAAGAGCGCCTTTGAAAACGCCTCGGGCTACAATGCCGTGAGTCGTGGGCAGGTCACGGGCGAATCGGGCCGTGCCATCATTGCCAGCCGTGAACAGTTGGAGCGGGTCTTTAGCCCCGGCGTCAATGCCTTGGCGATGGCCTTCACTGACTGGGGCAAAATCACGTTGGCAGGGATGTCGTGGGGCTATGATATGCCTCGCTCGCTTGGCGCAGTTGGCAAGGGTCGTCCCGACCTCGCCCGTGCCGTGTCGGCGTCGGACTTTGACGGACAGAGCGATGTGAAGGTCGAAGCCTCGTCGATGATGCCGATGCCGTTGGCGTTCCGTATGTATATGCTGGACAACTGGCTGCAAACGGGCGTGATCGACATGAAGGAATACCGCCGTCGCCAGATGTTTGCGGTGGCGGGGGACATCTCGACGCCCGACTCGGATCAAGAAGCACGGGCCAAGCGGGTGGCAGATGCCATTCGGATGCAGACGCCCGTGCCCGAGATGCGGTGGCAGGACAACGAAGCGATTCACCAAGATGTGCTCGAACGCGAGTTACTGCTCCAAGACGACGTAGAACCGTCCGTCATTGCCGCTGCACAAGAGCGGTGGGTAGCACTAGCGAATCAAGCGCAGCAGAAACAGGGAGGAGGACCGCCGCAGCAAGGTGGCCCTGCTGGTGCTGGCCCAGAACGCGGACCTGCCGCAGCCAGTGTACCAAATATCACACCGGGACAGTTACCGCTTGCCAGTGGCAATCCGCCCATCGGGGTCACCAACCTTCTTCAACAGAATTTGGCTGGCATCCCAGAGGCAGAGCAGTCCGCACAGCAAGCTGACATCTTATCCCGACAGCAATAGGATCGCAGCATGGACCTCGGTGAAGCAATTTCCA